TTATTGCTTGGGCTCGAGCTAGGTGCCATCACACTTTTGTTAGAACCGTAAGTAGCTGAACCGCTGTCCATACCGTATTCTTTTATCAACGTCTTAATTGTTCTAACATCAGTAAATTTCATTATTATCTCTTACTTGTTTAGTTTTGCTACACGCTTACTAGTAGGATTCATACGCTTAGTTCTACGAGCTTTTAAGTTCATTCTTTTGCCCATCTTAGATTTAGTGCGTTTCATGGTTAGACGTTTTTTCATATTCACTGGCGCACTACATTGTCCTGCATTGCTTACAACACGGCCTTTACGGAGACCGCCTGTACAACGAACGGCACGCTTGACAGCACTACCCACCTTGCGCCACACCATTCTTGCTTCAGTAACAGTTTCAATTTCTTCAATTAACATTATGTACTCAATGCATTAATAACAATTGCAGATAGTACACTGAGTAGAGTAGTTACTGTAATTGCAACAATACCAATAATCCAGTTTTCTAACTTGTTAAGTCTTTCCTTAGTGTCAACCTTGAACTCGCTAAGTTCGGTGGTAATATTTTCAATTCGCAACATATCTGCAATGATATGTGCTTCTAGGTTACCTGACTCTAAGTAAACTTGAGGCTTAGGTTGTGGTTCTTTGTCTGCCATTATAATAGATCCTGTTTAGTAAATTCCATGTTTACTGTATTTTTAGTGTCAATAGTGCCACCGTTTAAAACAATTCCATGTAGTTCGTCTGTTAAGGTCTGTATAGTGTGTACTGCTGCTCGCTCAAAAGCAAACTTATAAATCCATCCTGCACCTGTCATTGATGGTGCGCCGTAATTCTCTAGAACATTGTCTCCAGTGCCATCTAATTCTACAGGTTCATTCATCACAATCGGCATAGCTCTTAAACCAATTACTTGAACAACACTTTCAAAGTCTTTTTGACTGTCATCGCTGTAATCACCTGTTCTTGTAATATCAATTGTACTGTATAATGTATAAAACTCTATGTTACCGGTAACAACTTCTGCGCTACCCATCACACCGCTTCTATTAGCAATTGCCATGTGTGTCTCCTGTCTTTATACTATTTATCTAAACTTGAATTTTACAGTTTGATAAAACGCAGACAAAAAAAAGCCCCCGACTAGCGAGGGCTTTTTCATAAGCTATGACACTTATTATACTACGGTTACTGAACCTGCTGTTACTGTTAGGTTAGTGAAACCACCAGCTGCGCGAATTGCAGTCTGTAACGAACTTGCTGTAATGCCTGGTACTTCTGTAGCAACATACATAATGCGAGCGTTGCCGCTCTCAACTACTACAGGATTAGCAACTGTTGCAAAAGCATTTAGTGCTTTCTCACCTGCATCAGCTGATCCAGCTGTGAAACCAAAGTTTGCAATGTTTGCTGAACCGTCTACTTCGTCAATTTTGAACCATGTTAGTGCGCCAGTTAAAAACTGACCTTCTGCGGCTGTGCCGTTTACTCTTGTCTGAGCCATTGTATTCTCCTAATTTATATTGCTGTTACTACAGCTATAACTTTATTTATCAAATTTTTATGTTTTTAGCGTTTACCGGGTGCCTTGTTCATTCCTGCTTTAAACGCTGTAGCTAAATTACTAAAGGGTTTAGCGGCTGCTTTTACAGCGCCTATAGTTTTACCTATGGTTTGTAGACCACTTTGATCAAAATCAATGTCTAGATCAACATCACCTAAACTAGCACCTCTGCCCAAACTACCGGTATATCGATTGCCGTAAAAGTTATCGCTGTAATCTTCAGGATCGCGAGCTGTTTGTTTAGGTGCTACGGTTGGCTTGTTAACTGTTGGCTGAGCTTTAGCTGTAGCAGCCGTTGATGTTTTTTGTTGTGCAGCTTTCTTTCTTTCTTCAGAAGAAGCCATGCGCTCTGCTGCTCGCATTGCGCTGTCAATATTACTGTACTTTGGGCTGTTTCTTGTCTGCTGAAAATATTTTGCTGTTAGATGATCGCCATCAGCAATCAACGCATTATATACTTCGTTGGCGTCTTTTTGATCTATAGCTTCTACAATGATTTCGTTAATTTTCATCGTTGTCTTCTTCTACCTGCTGCCCAGTAACCAGCAATAGCACCGATACCTGTGCCTGCTTTTTTATATTTATCTTCATCTTTGCCCAATGAAGTAGCTACCTTACTACCAATAGCTCTGCCGGCGACTGCGCCAACTGCTGCTCCCGCAAGTTTAGTACTTAGACCGGGTAATTCTTCAGTTTGATCGCTGACACGAAAATCTCTGTATTTGAGCATAGTGTTGATAGGGGCCAGTAACTCACTGCCAATTCCTTTTGCTCTAAGTTCATGTGCTAGTGTAGCAACTACTAGCTGTCGCTGAATATATTTTAAGTTTGCCCAGTCTAGTATTAATCGTCTTAGCTGTTTAAATCTAGGTCGAGTTATCTTTAACTGTTGCTCTAAACGATAAAAGTAAGACGTTGCTCTGCCAGTTGATCCACCATTAGCACTAACAACTTCACGTAAAAATCTCCAGTGATCTCTATGATCAAAGGTTAAACCTTCTAAGAATCTGTCACTGATTAAACTATCTTCTAAATCAATTGCTTTGTTTTTAGGGTGCGACGCTTGATATGCTAACAAGTATAAGTCAGTCGCATGGGTCCTAAACAATGTATAGTTACCATATTGTGTTGTTTTAGACAAGTACGCAATCGCATAGTCTCGCTGTACTTCATCTTTTGTCATCATATAAGCAGCTATAGTATTCAGATACAGTAAATCAGCAACATCTCTACCATTGAACTTGTTAAAATTTCGTGTGGTTCTATATAGTCTACTTTCGCAAATTTCTGTACCAATAAACTCTAGGTCCATTTTAGGCTCCGGGTTTACCGCTGCCGAAATTCAGTCTGCTAAACTCTAAACGGTCAACTAGTTTAAGTGCATTGCCTAAACGGTCAACAGCAACAAAGCCCTCTTCGCCGGTGACTGCATACCCATTTTCAGTTTCAATGAATGTAGGAATTTGACTAATTGTTGAAAGTTTGCTTAACAGCTTAACCTTAGCTTCAATAATTTTTAGATACAAATCATATACTGATACGATCTGCGGTACGTGTTCTTTAATGAACTTCACACCTTGTACCATTTTTTCACGAGCCTCATCTTGCTTGGCTGGGGTCTTGTATTTTTCAATGGTCTTGGTCATGTAGTTAATATATTTTTCTACAAAGCCTTGAGCAAACTTAGTGGGCTCGTCAAATGCACCTTGACGTACTTGATTGTTGACATGTGCTTTAAGTTGTTGCACAAAATCCTTACCAATAACGTCAGTGCCGCGCTCTAACCACGTAAACGTTTCTGCATCAATACCTTTTAGATAGTTGTCAGCTTCACTAATGGCACCCATAATGTCAGCACTTTCAGCATTAGTAAGTGTAACTGTACCGCTTAGATCTTTAATTGTTGCGTCCCTATACCATACACTAGGTGTAGTGCCTAAACTGCCACTGTCAAAACCAAACGTAGCTTTGGTATCAGCAAGCGTGGGCCCGCCGGCATATTCTGTATGAAACACAATACCAATCTCTGCGGACAACATTTGTTTTGCTAGGTCACTGTCAGCTGGTACTGCATATGTAATTGTGTTAGGCTTAAACACAATGTAGTTTTCACCGTCAATGGTTGCACTCTTAATGTCGCCTTTGGTAAACAGCAAATCGCCCTGTGCTACAGTGTTCCACTGTAGCTTGCTAAGGTGTTTTAATGCAGCGATTAGTTTTTCTTGTAAACCCTCTGCTGGGTGATTATTCTTAATATCTGCAACACTAAAGTTCATCTTTGGGTCTTGTGCAAACACACCTTTGGTACCTACAAAGAACTTACCAGTAGCAGGATCGCGGCCTGCAACTACGGCTGGCGCACCATCCCACTTAGTAGTAATGCTCACAGGTGATTTAGCATGACCTTCTAGCATTTCGTGCAAACTGTAAAGATAGTTTACTGCTTCCTTAGCACCAGCAAAGCCTTTATTAAAGATGTTATCTTCTAGGTGCTCAAGGTGAGTGTTCTTGCCTTCAGCTTCGTTGAGCAGGCTCTCGCTGATAATTTGCGTAATTAATGGTTTGGAAATTTCTACAAAACGCATATTAGATACCTGCTAGTTTTTTAAGATTGGCTAAATTCGCATCTTCAACAATATAATGTTTAATACCGCTGTGTTCGATAACTGTTTCAGTTAACTCTAAATCAGCAAATGTTAATCCAACTGCTTCTAATAACGAATTAATGAATAAGAATTGTGCAGACTCCATAGTCTGACCAGCTTGGATACGCTTCAATGCTAAATCAGCAAACTGTGGATTTAATCCAGCACGTTTTAATATTACCTTGATCGAATCACTAGCGTTTTCCCATTCAGGTGTGCCTTTGCGGTCAGCCATAAAATTAATTAGTTCTTTTGTTAGTCCTACTTTATTTGCGCCGGGCTTATTAAGTTCAGCAGCAATGCCCTTAACATAATTATTAAGTGTTTGATTAGACTGCTGCTGAGCTTTAGCGGCTGTGGCTGCTGCTGCTCCGACACCAGGTTTAGCAGACGCTGCATCCGATTGGTCGGCTCCTGCTGCTTTAGGGGCAACTGCTTTACCGATAGCATTGCCAATAGCGCCGCCGACACGGCCCATTACTTTACCTAATACACTAGCTTTAGGATCAATACCTGTGCCGCTTTTTGCCCAAGCACCTTTGATCTTGTCAATCATACCAGGTTTTAATTTGTTGCCTTGAGGATCGAGGCCCACTGCCTTCATTAAGTCAAAGTGTACATCTCTGGCTACTTGTGTGCCGTCAGGATTGAGCCATTGTTTCTTAGCAGGATCCCAAGTAAATGTTGGCCCGCCTGGAAATAACTTGTTCTTAGATTTTTTAGTTAGATCAAAGTCTGACTCAAGTTCATACAGACGCATCGTCGTCTCCCTGGCTTTCTTTTATAATTTTTTTAATGCCTCGGGAAAATTTTGTGCCGTCCTTACCTTTAATACTGTTGATCAGTCTATTAGTAAGGTCCTTGGCAGTTTCAGCATCGTAATGACGCTCCATCTGCTCGATGAGATTGATAGCACTACGAATAACATGTTCGCCGCGATTCTCAACTACATGATTACGATCTCTATCAATGGATATTTGATTGAGTTCTTCAATAATGCTACGATACTTGCTCATAACTTTCCTCTAAAGCGTTAGTGTAAGTATTTATCACTTTTTAGCTTTTAGGAAGTCACGAAGCTGTAGGCTTTGACTTACTGTGTCTGCTGCGGCGGGCTCATCTGCTTTAATACTGCCGCTGCGCTTAAGCTGATCTATTAGACCAGTACTAGTAACAGTTTGAGCGTCCTCATCACCTTCTTCTAAGTCCTCAATACGCAGTGTATCTGGATTAAACTTAAGATCTACTTTACTGCCTACACCGCTACTAGAGCGTGTTTTCATAAACTGAATTTGATAGCGGCCACGCTCACGCATAGCATTACTGGTAAAGATACCCACTACGTTATCTGCTGTATTGATCTTACTGATACCACCAGCAATGTGGCTGTGGTCAAATTCAATTTCCTCAACGGCTGCACGGTTTAACTGCGATGCAGTTACTAACAACATGTTACGTTCCATCGCCAAGTTACGCAACTCTTCTGACACATACTTGTCCTTAACGAACAAGTTCTCTGCGCTGATCTTTGCAGCAATGGGCATCATAAGATCTAAGTAGTCCACTAGCAATGCGTCAACTTTAACACCGCTTTGGATTTCGTACTCACGTAAGAATGCACGGATGTCGTTGGCATTAATACCGCTGGGCATTTGCTTTACACGGAACTTACCTGCGCCTTTGCCCTTCATACGTACTTTAAGATCAACATCATCTACGTTACGCATAATTTCTTTAGCGGCGTAGCCACTTACCATACTGTCTAGTCGCATACTGATAAGTTGCTCACTGAGTTCTAAGCTGATGTAAACAACATTAAGTCCTGCAAGACTCCAGTTAACACCAAAGTTCTGCAAGAACAAACTTTTACCTGCACCTGAGCCTCCAGCGAAGATTGTGATCTCGCCTCGGTTAAGTCCACCATACAGCTTTTGATCGATGCCTTTCCAGCCACTACTGATTGCACCAGCTTGTTGCTTGATCCACTCTAGTCGTTCTTTAGGATTATCAAAATAGTCTAATCCTAGATCCTTAACTAGCCCTAGCTGTGTGGCAGCTTTAATCTTAGTTTCGACTTCACCGTAACGCTGCTTTTCCAACAAATCAGTGCTGTCAATGATTGCTTTTTCTAGCGCCTTATGCCTACAGAAAGTTTCAAACTCATCCATAAACCAGTTCTGGTGATCTGGCGTTACGTTTTCAATCTTCTCTAGCTTAAGTCCGCCTACTGCATTGATTTGCTCAATGGTAGGGATACTGGTATAGTTAGTGCTGTGACTTACTAACAGATCCACTGTGGGCTTAAACTTACGATTAAAGAATTCGCTATGAACAATATTCTGACAGCGAGCAAATAGATCAGCATCGCTGATCAAAAATCTAATAAAAAGTTCTTGTACTTCTTCTGTGTAGTCTTTTACATCGCTCATAGATAGTTTCTCGTCTCAAGTTCTCTAGTTATATAGTTTGCTACGACCTTATGACCCGCTTTATTAGGATGATAGTCAGTGTCGCTTTCAATAAGGTGTTTAGTGCTTGGATTAATAAATGAAGTTAGGGTTGTATCTAAATAGTGTTCTCTAGACAAATATTTAACCAGCGGGTGATTATTTTCTGGATGAATAAACGAGTGTGACGACAACGACATAAACACAAACTTTATACCGCGCCTTTTAAAATATTCTGATAACAAAAAATTCTGATATATAAAATTAGATTCTAGCACTGTATGCGATCGGATAATAGTAGTCTGCTTATATAACTCAATGGTTCTATAAAAATCTTTTGGTATAGTAACAAACTTTGTGTTTGCTGTTAGATCAAAAACCGGATCAGCTGAGCCTTCGCAATAACCAAAATATGTGCTAGTTTCTGCGTCATATAACTCAGTTCTACTATACGGAGTAGTCCACTGAATAATTGCTAGCCAATCACTCGGATCTTTAATGTTGTCAAAAAATTCTAATGTGGTTCGAACAACTCTGTGATTGCTACCCCCTTGCCATGCTAAGTTAACAGTTTCGTCGAACCTATCAGACATTACATTGGACCACACCCAAGCTGGCGGCAACATACTATCACCCCAGTCTTTGTGTCCGTGAGTAAAGCTACAGCCGTTGACAAATAACTTCATAACATTTTAGCCTTAACCTGTGCTTTAATTTTGTTGTCTGTAGCATGTTTTATGATGCTAGCAACAGTAAGCAGCCTTCCATATTTAGCTACTGCATCAGACGCATCTTTAACATCTTTATGCCACGGCGGGAAACTTACTTCCCAGTCTAATGCTAGTGCTTCATCAATTAATTCTTTACCTGCTTTATCCCTGTCAGGACATAGTATAACTCGCTTACCTAATCGCTCAATTAAGTGGGCTTGTTCAGGCGTAACATGATTCCCCATTACCGCAATGCCATCAATGCCGATTGCATCAAACACACCCTCTACCACAATAACAATTTCTCTGTCACTGTCTGCAAAACGGTCAATGTTAAACACATAACCCGGAGGCAGCTTGTGTAGATACTTAGGAGTAGTTTTATCCGGCGGGGCAATGTGCCTGCCTGTCCAGCCTATTACTTCGCCGTTAAAAGTGAACGGTACTACTAAGCGTTTCGCATACAAAGGATCGTTGGGGAAGTATAGTAGGGGATATATCCCTTCTAGGCCTCGCTGTCTTGCATACTGCCGTACATCATGATCTAAGGGCAGGTCTTCGATCATTTGTACATCATCAGGAAGTTCAACAGTTTCAAACTTTGAAAGATTGTAAACATATCCTTCTGTTTCCAAACCCTCTAGTTCTTCCTGACAGCGCATGAGTTCGACTTGCACGCCGTGTATAGCCGACTCGGATGCGCCTAACCTAATTGCCAAGTCTTTGAACTTTTGTCCAATATATGGGTTAGGGCTCCAACCAGTTGTGTATTTACAGTTAAAGCAGTTAAAAGATATTTTTGCGCCGCTGGTAATCACACCGGAACGCTTGCGTTTATCTGAACACATCGGACAATTAAAAGTATGCCACCCACTAGAAGTTCTAGTGGCCCTGAATGGCAAATTGTCAAGCAGTAACCGATGTACGCTTTCTACTATAGAATCTAGATCCATAATAGTATTATACAGGTTTCTAACAAAAAGTCAAGTGTTAATTTCGAAGCAATACTTTATCTATTGTACCCGAGCTATTGTCGGGAGTATGTATTACTCGGATCCAGTTTACGTTCACACTGAAAGTTCTGTGGGTAATTACGCTGCTGTTACTTAGCGCAAGAGTTGTAATGTTGAACCAATCCTTGCTTACATCATCGGTATCAGGAACACCTTGTAAGCAACTGCCTTGTATCGTAATGTTTCCGGTGTACGAAGTAGTGTATAATGCTATGCTATGCTGTGCATTAACAAAGTTATGATCTAGGTTTCCGTACAGTGCGCTACTCACAAACACATTTGAACTGTCTCCTAATGCTGTGTTAGCTAGTTGGCTAAACACCGCTTCTTCTTGAGTAGCTACTGGCTCAACGCTAGTCTGATCTGTTATTTTAATGTCAAATTTTACATTATTGTTCTGATCAACATATACAGGTAAATCTGTATCTTCTTGGGTTGAACGAGTAATGTGTACTTGGTATAAACCTGCGTCTAGGTTAGTTAGGTCGCCTTCTACTAATACTAGTTTAACAATACCTACATCAGACGTATGTTCTAATACTTTAGTTAACAATCTTTTTTTAGATCCTGGGTCGACTATATACGCCCTTAGTGTATCAGAAAACACATTTTGCAGTTTTCTATCTCTATTTCTAATATTAAAATAGATTTCGTTGCTTACGCCCTTGTGTGCGCTCAGAATTCTGTTGTTCATAGGCTTGTTGTCCACATAAATACTAGTTGACGATACAACTAAATCAATAGATGTGTCGTAAAGATATAGTTTGTAGTCACTGTTCATACTTGTATTTATCAGAATAGTCTGTCCAATAACAGTGAGTTTTATAGGGGTAATTTATAAATACTGATAACATGCAAGAACATGACTACTCAGAATTAGAATTTCTCACCGGTTTACATTATATAGAAAAAGACTATGTAGGGATTGTGGTTAATCACGATAACAGCATTGTAACTTTTTACGATGTTGAACTTATTCCAACCATAGAACTAAAGCGCGAATTTTTAAATCTGGGGGATATGTGGTGGTGGGAAAGTAATCGTATGCTGCCCATTGATGTATTTCTGCACCACGAAATGAAACCTTTTCGTAGATGCCTCAGAACGTTTGTTACAAAAGATGTAGACATATTGTTCGGCCCTGTTACTAGTTTACAAAACTTATTGAGGAAGCGCATTAAGCGGCGCAGTATTCAATTAATTAGAAAGCCGGACTAGGCTAATTCGCTAATTAAGTTCATCTGTACAACAATTGCAACTGCATACGCAACAGCATGACTATGCTTAAAATAATAGCCTTCAGTAGGTTTATCCCAAACAGTTTTAGCAATCTCGTCCCAAGTTTTACCAACTAAGTGTTTCTTACCGGGTCTAATCAATGCAAGAATCATAGCAAGTTGTTCTATGCTAGTAGGCTTATAATGTGCTAAGATTTTAGCATAATTACCAACATGAAACAATTGGGTTACAAACTCTTCATGTTCAAGTAAATCCCATATTGGCTCGATACTCATTAGTTGGGTTAAGTGAGCTTCGTCTTTAACATCTTTATAGATTCCGTTATTGAGTATATCTACTTTGAACCATCCTTCTTCTTCAGCAGTGTCATAGTCAATGCTGCTGTAGCCGTCTAAAGGAAAGGTTGGTATAGTTTGGAAATACACACCGGTATTGTGCTTCGAATATGTGCCGTCATTGTTTTTAATACTAGCAGGTATATGATTAACTAACCGCAAGAAGTCCTCACGGTTAGTCATATCAATATCTACATCGAAATCAATCTTCATTGGTTGCCCAATACTCCGCTAGCATTGGAAAATGCTCTAACACAATCTTCTTGCATTGTTCTGCAATAATCATGTGTTCTTTTTGTGTACCGTTTGATGTACGTAGGTCAATATAGTGAATCCAGCTACGCAAACTACCTGCCATGTACAGTGTGCTTTGTGTAAGACCTTCTGGCAGTACAGCACGAGCCTGTTCCTTAGCAATACCTTTATCCAATGCCCACTTGTATGCAGCTTCAGCAGCATTACGAACCTTAGCTTGTTCCATCTGCCAGTCTTCTTGCAATGCAGGGTCGTCTACTTCAACGCTGTTCTGACGATTCTTAGTATCTTGCAACCTTGCTTCGCGGTCACAACCAATGTTCTCGGCTACAGCATAACGCTGACTGAACTCCTGGAATCGAAACGATGCGTGGCGCAAAATCTGCCGGCCAATGTCGCGGGTGGTTTTAATTTCCAACGTCATATGCACCATCTCAAACGGACTCCAATGCTTTTCTTTAATAAGGTACTTTAGCAGTTTGGGGGCTGTTTGTGTGTTGTTTTGATTAGCCGGATTGCTAACTCGTGCAGTGTATGCAACTAGGTCGCCCGGTGTATGGCAATCTGTAATAGCACTAGGCTTAGTTACGCCAATTAAATTTACTTCACTCTTCATCGTTTACAGCCTCATAAGTTTGTTCAAAAATATCTGGTTTGCAGGGATAGAACTCTCCTTGCACACCTTTAATAATCCAATCGCCTTCAGTAGCAATATGCTTTACAGTTAAATGTTCACCATCTTCTAGTGTACCAATTTCTGCTTCTCCCTTAGCATCAGGGGGCATAACAATTTGGCCTAGCGTCTCGCCGCAAAATTCTTGTAAGCGTCTAATGCCTTCACCGGTACACACAAACTGTACTGCGTCAATTACTACTGGCTTCTTTCTATATCGCATTTTTAAAATCCATATATGGCGCAATGTCATTGTCAAATATCTGTGCCATTTGCTGCCAGATATACTTGCGCTCTGTTTCTGTGACACCACTATTTAAAGTGTACATCTTGTCGTCCTCACTAATAGTGAGTCCATAGTCGTGCCTGTAAGTCATACACATGTTGAAAATAATTTGTTCTCTGGTCATTTCTTTTCTCTTAATTTAAATTAATTACAGGAGGAGGACGGAATCGAAACTTTGTTTTTGTCTCAATGGCGTTTTTCATATCCTCTGTCATGTACACTGATACATACACAGCAGAGTTGTTGTAATTGTGATTAAATACCCACACCTCGCCAATGTGTGCGCCAGTAGAGAGAACTGCATTAAAAAATGTTCCCATGCTGGTCTTGGAGAGATTAGGACTATGGTGGTCATCTGTGTGCCACCAAGTTGCACCTTTTTGTGTTAGTCCTATAGGGACCATCAGCGCATCTCCAACTTAATGCACCCATAATGGCTACGTGATCTAAATGCAACCCACAGCGCCGCAATTAAACTTTCGCCACGGTACAGTTCTTTATAATACCATTCATTTTTATTTGTGCCAAGCCGGTCTCCGTATGTCCAGCCGTATACTTCGTATGAATTACCCATTACTCGCCTCCTTGCAGTATGTGAATTGCTACGTCATCTCGATCTAGTTTAATAGCGTCATGTGCATATTTGTTGCGACCTTTACCGTCGCGATAGGCGTTAGGATACCGTTGAACTTTAATCATCTTACTGTTTAGTTTAACAACCCTGGCCAGCATAAGTCCGTTGAAGTCTGCTACAGCAATGATGTCGCCTACATCAACTTGCCGACCAATTCTATCATAATGTTGTGGCTGTTCTTTTGCCATCTTAATACTCCGGTGCCGAATAGTCTGATGTTTTAGTGTACATGGCAAATCCATCTAAGCCATACGCAGGGCATACCATAATCTTTTCTGGCAAGCCCATATCATCTTTCTCACCGGCTTCGCCGCAGATGAAATAGGCATCAGGAAACTTGTCCGGATAGGTGGACTTTACAATACGCATTGCAGCATCGTATCCGTCTTTGTAAGTTTGAGCATGTTCTGCACCAACCTCGTATGCAGCCTTGAGCCACTCAATAACAATTTCAATATTGTCACCTTGATAGTCGAGGAGAGTTTCGTAGAGGCGCTCTCTACGCATGGAGAAGTTTTCAATCTCATCTAGCCATTCGTCAAACGTCGTCATATCCCTGCTGCCTCACATGCTGATTTAACCGCATCAACTTCTTCTGCGTTGTTAGCAAATACTTTCATCCAAAACTTAGCATTGATGATATCGTCAATCATCTTCACTTGTTCACTGCTAAAGCGAGTAAGCAACTGATCGCCTGTATCACTCAAATATAATAACCAAGGACTAATCTTAGCACTCCTGATGTCATGCACAGCTCGCGGTGTGCTAACAACTTTAAAATATTCCTGCCAGTCGCAACTATTATCTTCGGCCCATTCTGCAAGATAAAGTATACTACGCTCCAGTGCGCGGAGGCCAGTTTCCTTCTTAACATACTCTAGCAAGAACTCATTGTATAGCGAGTCCTTGCTCCAGTCTGTTAACTTTTTCCCGTTCTTAATTAGCCACTCTGCAAAACGCTCTGGTGCTAGATATTCATTACGTACACAACTACGTCCAAACTTAACAAAGCCCTCATAGTACTGACTACGGATGAAATCTTCCATACTCTTAGTTTTTGCTGCTGTGGTGTTAAGCTCGTAAAACAGTTGGAACACACGATAGCCCAAACGAACATGCGTCATTTCTCTGTCGGCCCAGCGGCGTTTCTTTGGACACATGTGGGCGCTTAGAGTACGCTCGTTGCGAAACTCTTTTTCACACCACTTGCAGGCAGTGTCACTTTCCAAAGATGTCTTTAATTGACTTGTCATCGTATCCGTGTGCTTCCGCTAGTTTAGCTAAGTCTTCTTTGGTATTGATAGTTAGCAGCATGTCTACTTCCGAACTCTTAAAATGCGGATATATGCTACTAACAAAATCTCGGACTTTGTCCTTCTTCTTTTTACTATTGGGTGGTTTAATGTAAGGATGGAATTCTACTTTACCAGAACCTGCCGCTGTCATTAGTAACCATTGTAGTTCAGGATGCTTGCTAACGTCACTGAAGTTTTTGTTAACAAGTTCGTTAATCATAAACAAATAATGAGCAGCATTACGGCCTTGTGCGCTACTAGCATAACGCATCATCATCCATGGCACAAATGCTTTCTTCTGCTCATCGGTCAAGCGACTATAAAAGCCTCTGTCCTTTTTGTCCAGAGCTGCCATAATATCCTTTAGAGCAATAGCAGGTTCTTTTTTGGTTGTCATAGTGTAATATCTAAATCTATCTGTTCCCACGGCAAATAGTCTTTACCAAAGTGTCCGTAGTTTGTAGTATCTGTTAATTGTACACTAAACAGGCCGAATCTGTCAATGATTTCTTTGGGGGTTAGGCCAACATTTTTAATGACCCAATCGGTTAGTGCGCGACTGTCGCCATTGCTCTCGATATAAAAACTCATCGGTTCTTTAACACCGATTGCATAACTAATCTGGCACGTAGCCCAATCTGCATGTCCACTTGCTACAATGTTCTTAGCAATGTAGCGCATCATATAAGCAGCACTGCGATCTACTTTGGTAGGGTCCTTTCCACTAAAAGCACCACCGCCATGAGGACTATAGCCGCCGTAAGTATCGACGATGATTTTTCGTCCTGTGAGACCCGCATCACCATCAGGGCCGCCAATGACGAAACGGCCAGTAGGATTAATGTAAAACTCAGTGTCATTATCTAGTAACTCCATTTCAGGCATAGATTGTATAAAGTTCTTTACGTTAGCACGAACTTCGTCAATGCTGATCCAATCTGCATGTTGCGTACTGCACACAATCTTTGCAATTCGTACAGGTTCTGCATCGTCATTGTATTCGATTGTTACCTGCGACTTTGCATCAGGTCCCAACCATTCTGTACCATTCTTTCGATGACGAGTAAGCATTTCAACAATACGATGACTTAGATAGATAGCCAGAGGCATATAGTTTGGTGTTTCACGACAAGCATAACCAAACATAAGACCTTGGTCGCCGGCGCCGAAGTCATCTGTGCCTAGTGCAATGTCTGCACTTTGTGGATGCAGCTCGTTGTAGATTTTTAGATGCTGCCAGTGGAAGCCTTCTTGTTCGTAACCAATATCCTTAACTGTGTTACGCACAATGTCTGCAATCACACTCTTGTCAATTTCTTTGGTGCTCTTATACTCACCAGCTAGTGTTACCATGTTAGTGGTGACTAGTGTTTCTACTGCGGCGCGGTGAGCTGGATTCTTATCCAGAATGTATGTAGCAACAGCATCACTAATCAGGTCAGCAACCTTGTCAG